CACAACATTCTAGAACCGGGCGTTAGCTACGGTTTGTTGAATGAAAGCCAGACGTCTCCCTTCGAGGACGCTGGTGTCCGGCAACCAATTACTGGTGCTGGAGTATCCCTCACGGGATACCTTTGTTCGGGTTTTACGCCGAAAAACGACCTCAGGTAAGCCACGTAAGCTGCCAAAGCTTACAGAAACTGACCCCCTGAGAGCAACACCCATGAGCCAAGGCTCATTGCGGTGCGCCCAGATACGACTCACGTCGATAACTGGACGCACGACGAGGCATCTCCACGACCATGTGCCCGATCTACGATCGAATGCACAATGCTCGCTAAGAAGGTGCTCGTCACCCAACGAAGTGATACACGTTTCAGGATTACCCGGCAAGGGCCGGAAGAAACGCGCTTCAGCGGGAAGGGCCTCAATAACCAAGGCCCGAACCGGAGCAAAGAAGTCAGAGACTCCTTTACTACGCTGCGTAAGGTTGCAGAATTTGAAGATGCTCTGGACAGAATCAAGAGCATAATCAAGGGTGAAAGGACGAACGTCCTTGCCGTTGAACCAATCTGCGCCGCACGATTCTCTAAACGGACCGTCAACAAAGGACTTGTCCATATTCAAGGAGTAACCATAGTGTTTTAACACTCGGATCACTTTTTCGCCAAAACGTTTCCTAACGATAATGTCATCCCCGTAGACAAGAAAGTCTACACCGGGAATGCCACAGCCGCAGGAAACGCAAATTGACGCGAATATAAGAGTTTCGATTGGAAAACAGAACCCATTGCCCATACTACATAGCATCTCGTAGCGCTTTTCAGCACCCTTGTAGCTGTAATAGTGCGATCGGGTTCTATCTAGAAGATAGAACCAGTCGGGGGGAAGAAGATATTTCACAGTCTCGATTGTGACGCTATTACTAGCGCCACGCAAGTCGAGAGTTATGAAACCCTCATCCGAATCATCGGTGGAGCCCTCACGGGCGAACTCTTGATTCCGGCTTTGATCAGAAAGGTCAATTCCAACTTTCCGGAGTTTCCTCCGCAAGACTTGGTCAATTCCCTTCTGATAGAAACCATTTAACAATGGTTCGACTGCTATACTTCGATGTGTAGCAGCAGTCTTTGGTACAAAGCTAATGTTATTGCTGCGAATCACGCGCAACGACGCGAGGTACTTATCAAAAGCAGCCTCGTAGTCGTAGCAGAACAACCCTCGATCACCACCAGTCTCGAGAAATCTCTCGAGGTAGTGGTGATTGTTGAGGAGTCCGCCGAATGCGTGATGAACGGCGCCAGGTGTCACGGTCCACTCAAGGGAAGCAAGCTTCCTTGTAATATGAGTGGCATCGCCGTGGACACCGACAGACGCGCCTTGACCAAATTCACATTCACGGAAGATAGCTCGATAGTTTGGCGTACGTCCTATAACAGAACGAATCCAAGACATTGCGAGCTTCCCTTCCTCCCTATACTCGTCGCGAGACGGGTCAAAAGAAAGGAACTTAAACTTACGGTTTATCAGTCCACAGCGCTTTTCAGCGCTTCGGAAAGAGTCCTCCGCAGCCTTAAGGGGGTCCCTGTCAATAAGACGAGGGTCCCACGGGTACTTCTTAATGAGAAGTGAAAACTGATTCGCCACTAGATGACTCGTGGCGTCCAAATACTTCTGTTTGGATAGAAAATCAGCTTCGGTATACACAGATCTCCAGTCTTTCCGGCGCAAAGCGTCAGTTAGGGGCTGGAGAAATGTATATTCGCGGTGGCTTTGCAACAAAACCGCTAGCATCCTCGTATATAACGGGAAGCTCTGGCGGCGAAGCGTTCCGTTCACGTCGTGAACGTTCAGCTTGGATTGACGATACTTCGGACCCATATTGGTTATCCTTGGTTACAACTTTACCGATGGTGAAAGTTGCGAACAAAACGACAGCTGTGAAGCTAAGCACCACAGCAAGATTCACGAGTGCCCTCATGATGTTCTCCTTGGAAGGAGATAGCCGGTGGACGCCCCCTTAAGGGACGTTAATCACCAGGCTCATCAAGTGGGCCTTGAACGCCGCAGAAGCGGTGTAGGCCGTGATGTCGTCTTGCAGTTCGTCAACGTCGACTTCCGCAATACCGACCGGGATTTGACCACCAATTTTGATGATCGCATCTCGTTGGTCTTCGACGGCGCCCGTAAGAGCGACCGTACGCGTGAGGACAAAGTCAGCACGCCCGACCCCCGATGATGTAGTAACGGGCTTGGGCTCAACGCGAGACAGACGAACCTGATCCTTTTGGGTCACAGTGTTGTCCGGTCCCGCGTAGAGCACCGAGTTGGCGCCTACAGCGTAGGGGAGGAAGGTTTTCGAGTTGAAGCTAAATGCCATTTGGCACTCCATGGTTAATGAGCAGAGCTCAGGATTACCGGACGTCACCTGACGCCAGGGGTGTCTAACCATTTCCTATAGCTAGACTTCTGCTTGAAGGCAGAAAGGTTTGGCTGGGGTCCAATAAGCTTACTAAGCCTAGCGAACCTTTGAGCAAGGAGAGCCATTAGGGTGGCCGAGCGCGTAAATGAGTCCAACTTTAAGTCGGATCTCATCACAATGCTCGGTTGATTTAATGGCCTCCTAGTTTTGAGCTCCCTTACAATAGCAGTACTGCCGTTGAAAGGGGACGCTAGCTCCCAAGCGGGAGAGGTCATACCGGTGGAGGTCCACGAGTACGAGTTCGATGTTACTCGACTAACGGTCAAGGAAGAGCCCAAAAGCTTATAACCAGGCGCGGGTGCGAGAGCACCGAGGTAATCCCCGATGTTCGCAAAATAATCAGCTACAAAAGAATAGCCTATCAACTCCCAAGGAAGTGTGATGAGACCCTTTGTCGAGAATCCGACTGTCGCCCCGAAGGACAAATCGACTTCATCTAACGACATACCTCTCACCGTAACAGCATCAACCACGTCATGAGTATACGTGATGTTGTTGGTGTCAAAGCTTGAGAGACCGCCCTCGCGCAACTTCAAATTCATGGAGTTGCTAGCGCGGGTAGTCTTCCTTTGCAGTCCGGACGCGCGTTGCAGAGTATTGAGCACGCTCTGTATATCTTTAAGAAGGGGATCAATCCCAAACCTCTTAAGAAGATACGCTCCTGAGACTTCTTTTAAAAGCCCCCGGCTCGTTCCGCCACGGTTATACGACTTCTCGATTTTATTCAAGATGTCCTTAGCACGCGTGATGGGATTCTGGAGCAGCTCCAATGCTTGTCTATACTCGGCCAAACTTTCCCAGAGATCTGAGTCAGATCGGCCGCGCTTAGATAGCACTTCAGTGGAAACCTCAATGCACAAGCGCTCCAAAGCGCTCGAACTAATGAGAAAGGACTCCTTAGGCACAAACATAGTGCCATTATAAATCGCATTTGGCACGGCTTTATTCGACAAGTCACCTTCCGTTCGCTGCTCACCAAAGAGCATCGGGGAAGTGCAGGTCGGAGACCGTGTTTTAATGTGATAGTCAGAACCCGATGAGCTAACCGTAACTCGTTCACGCGTCATGTCGTTGAAGAAAACTTCTCCGGCACGGACACGTTTACGGAAGTCCGGTATAACGCTATCGAGCATGGTCGTATCCGACACATCAGAGGCAGGAAGATTCAGAGTTGTGGCTACTTGGGTCCAACCGGTCCCAGTACAGTCCATAAAACGATCAAAATGCCTGCGAGGTCGAATAACGATACCGCGCTCTTTGCGTATGCGCATCTCCATAGGTAACTCCTGTGGTCATGGTCAGAGCTGGCAACCAGCCAGAGTTCACCATAGAGTCTCCCTCCCCCCCTACCTTAGACTCATTTAAAATCTACCCATACTGTCTTTCAACGGTGCGAAGGCGCAGGCGATTAGCCATGCGTAATTTCGTAACCGCTGGAGCTTAACAAAGCTCCCGGTGGTTTGCCGGTGGACGATCA